CAATTCGCATGCAATGGCAACACGGGTGCATCCTTAATCGGATATTCGTTCCCGTGCATCATGCCGCACACCGGGCAAGTTCGTTCATCCAGCGCAGCCCATAACTCAACATACTCACACTTGGCATCTTCATAGGCTTTTTTCGAGCTTTCGTTAAGATAGTGCATTGTCTCAGTCCGTACAAGCCTATATGCCTTATAGAAGCCTTTATTCATAACTCCGTTTAGGTTAAAAGCTACCTGAGTAACTGTTTTCCCTTGCGTGAGTCCCCTTACAAGCGTTTGATTCAGCTCTTTTTCAAGCGTTTTTATATTTCCCCATACGCGTCCGGAGAAGTTTTTGCCCAGCCACGGCCTATCTATCATTTCTTCCATGAGCCTTGCATCCGGCAATGCAAAGTCGAAATCTCCGAGCTCCGTGCGTATATTTTCGTATACCTCAAGCCCACCTTCCAGCATGCTGGTTCTTCCGATATCTTCAACTCTTGCGCCTAATTCCTGCATCGTATCATGATAACTTTTCTGCAGTTTTTTTAATCGGTTAAACTTATGTAAGTCTGAACGCGTAAGCACCTCACCCTTGTTTACCTTTTGAGCAATTGAATACAGTTCGTTGGTGATATCGTCCGCTGCCTTGTTATATAAATCAAGGAGCGCGCGGCTCCTTTCTTCCAAATTGTTATAGGTTGTCCAGGTATGATTCGCAATGCGCTTTTCCCAGTACTCACTGTTGTTCTTGGCCATCGTCATTACCTATTGGCACTTTATGTTCATACTTGGGATCTTCGTCATCCTCTTCTTCTTGTTTTATCTGCTCCAACTCTGAATCTACATCATCTACCCAGGGATGATTCAGCAGAACTGTGCGTTTACTGATTACTCCGTGCGATTTCTCACAGTTATCAATGACTTCGCTTTCATCAATCTCTGCCTCGCGGTTAAAGATAATATCGATCGGCACATCCTCAAAAGTAGGCTCTCCGGTAATCTCCCAATAACGATTTACGAAATACAGCAGCTGTTCAAACCCCATTTTAAATTCGACTTCCAACGCGTTGCATTTAAGGTCAAGCCCTCTGAACAAAAAGCTTAACGTTACCCCACTTGGCGCCGAGCTGAAGCGGCTCAGGTCGTGATTCAGCCCCTGGCCATCTTCTACGATATCTTTTTTTAGCTGGTCGTAGTGGTCCTTTAGAGCTGCGATATCTACGGAAGGATTAAGCGTATCAACTCCGCCATGCTCCGGATCATCAATTATAATCGCACGATACAAATTAATTTTCGCCATAAAATCCGCAATATCTTCACCACCGTACCCCTTAAGCACAAAGATCAGGTTCTTAACTTCTTCAAGGTAGTTGGCCGCATCGCTCCTTGTTATATCGTAATTATCAACCAGTGTCTTTATAAATTTAATGTCCGGCAATTCTTTTCGGTTGTTTTTGAAAGGGACAAATGGCACACGTCCCCAACTTTCGTATACATCACCATTTATCCCGGTACGCACAAAGTGACCTTTCGCTCCATCTGTATCCGGAATAAAAAATCTACCATTGTTGAGCTGTCCCGTAGTCACATCTTCGGGTGTCCAGTGCTCAACATAGGTAAGCACCTTTTTTTTGCCGTCTTTATCCCACTTAGTAACGTTATATACCCGTATCATGGCATTAAGCTTTGTATGAGAGGCATCTGACCAAATCGGGATGCATTGTTCCGCAGGAATAATCATTGTCTGGAATGCACCTTGTTCATCGATATACGTCTGTAGCCATCCAATTCCTTTGTTGCTTGCCTCGTAACCTAACCCCATCAGCTTGTAGCTAAAGTGCTTGCCTAACTCTTCCCTCAACTTCTGACTATATTCCTTGTTATCTGGACAATCTAAGGCGTAATCTGCAGATAGCAGATATGTCACCTTTTCGTCAACAAGGTTTTTATACTTTGCATGCGCAAGCCTATTGTTGGCCTTGTAGGTTTCTTCAATTTCAACGTTATTTATAGTTTTAGCGATTTTGCGTTCCAGAATATCGTTGTCTACTTCGTAATACTGCTCTCCTGTTAGCATGAGCTTTCGCTCATCAGACGCAAACCACTCTGTAATCAGTGATGTAATCTGCACGTCCCTTAAGTCGTGCTGTTGCATTGTCATAATTCCTGCTCTAACTCCTTTAACGATTTTTTTGTACCAGTCTTGTATGCTCAATTTATCCTCCAATAAAAAAGAACTTAGAATGTTCTAAGTCCTCTCTTCGCTAACATTTCGCTTTCCATTCCGTACCGTACAGCGTCAATTGCGTGGTTGTCTTTGTCCGGATACTCACCCTTGAGATTGCCGTGCTTATCAAGCTCAATCTCATATCCCATAAACTCCCTGGCTGCATTCGGGCAGCGGTTCGAGTCTATGATTATTTCTTCTATTTCCTCACTTAAAAACTTGATGCCGTGGTCTATGCTGTCCGGTCCTTTTTTTGCTCCTCGTATTTTGAGCCCCTGCCGCTTAAATTCTGCAATAGTCCTTGGCTCCGCACTATCAGCTGTTATCAGGATGTTTTCAGGATTCTTTTTCTTAATTAGCTCAACGGCTGCCGTGTTGCCAAGTTTGACTTGATATATCTCATCAAAGATATACAGCCTTTTTCGCGTTTTGTCATAGTGCATTTTTATGAAGGCAAGCGGATCCCCGGCATAACCGAAGTCAAGGCCATTTTTTATTTTGTCAAACTTTTCAATTTCGGCCTTAAGAATCTTGCGCAATGTGATGTTGCTGAATACTTCCGCTCCGGTTCCCGTTACCTCACCAAGATATGTATGTGCGTACAGGTCCGGCCTTGTTTCCTTAAGGTGCTCTGCCTCAATTAAAAACTGTGCGCCTAACCAGTGTTGCGGCACATCCAAATAAGTGCTGTTGTGCACCAATCTATCTGGACGCTCAATCAATGCCTCGGCATTTACCCAGTTGCGCTGGCTTTTCGGCGGGTTATATGTATATAACACACAGAAGATATCACCGCCACGCAGGAGCGATTCGTTAATTATCCGGATATCTTCCATACCTGCAAAATCATCCAGCTCTTCATACCAAATATACTTAAAATATCCCTTTTGCAGTTTAATTGATTTTAACTTCCTTGGATCATCAGCACCTCTAAATAATATTTTTTGCCCTGTAGGATTATATGTAAGTTCAAGCGGATTTAGTTTTATATCCCATAGATGAGCTATTTGCAACTTGTCGATAACCCAGACAAGCTGCGAAAACACACTTTCCTTGAGATAAAGGCCAACCTTCCGCAGCGCAATACCGTTTGCCTCGGGGTCTTGCATAATCCCCAGAATCATTTCAACCCCCGCGAATGTAGATTTTGTGCTTCCGCGTCCTCCGCCCAACAGATAGTGCGTGTATGCGTTGTTTTTTACCGCTTGATGCACGCTATAAAAAGATGGCGCAATCAAATCCGTAAGCTTAACATGCACGCTTACCGCTCCTTCGGTATATCGTCTATGATGCGCACAAGCGCATCAGGATCAAGCTGCAGACGATCAGTAAATAGGCCATATCTTTTGCCCAGGAGTTCGGCGGCTTTTAGGCGGTCTTTTTCATCTGGTGCTTTCGAAATACGCCTTGCCTCACTTCGATAGTCGCCGATGTTTTCAACCACTACTATTTCGGACTCTGTTTCGCCACGAATGACTGCTGTTAGATATTGTAGTATTTCTTTTTGGTCTGCAATCTTCTCATCTTCAAGCTTTTTAAGCCTTTCTTCGATGTAATTTTTTATTCCTACATTTTCCAACAATTTATGTGATTGCGCTTTTGCATATTTTTCACTATATCCTGCCTTCCTCGCAGCATCTAAAGCGCTACTGTTAATCAGGTATTCATCCGCAAACCGTTTTTGTTTTAACGACAGCGCCATATTCATCCCTCCTCACAAAGCATCAGCAAATGTTTAATTTCATATAATTCCCTACCGTTTTTTGTAATCAAAATGGGGCGGTAAGTCCGCCCCATATCAAGAAAGGAGGTAAAAAAATGATAAGATAATTTCATTTTCCCACACTATCATGATATCAAAAAAAATCTGTTTTAACCTGTCGTGTTTCTCAGCTCTTCCAGAGCATACCCATGCATATGATATATCCAATCAAGGCTATAATTCATTCGAGCAGCAATATCTGACCACCTCAACCCGTTGATATATCGATATCTCATAACAACCTGCCATGTGGGATTTTTTAGTGTTCCGATTACATCCTCTACTTTCTGCCGCATCTCCCTGTACTTCGCCAGGTCTTTTTCGATATCAATTTCAAGCTGCACCTTCTTGATAATAATATCCTCAAGCGACATCCCTTGATACTTCGGCAGCTCGCTTATCGTTGACGTGATCCGTTCGGCTCTCGCTTTTAGCCTTGCGTGCTCGTCAAGACGCTGGTCAATGCTCTGTTCGAACTCACGATAAGACTTTAGAAATTCCTTCACATCCAACACAACCACCTCACAATATAAACTGCAATAATATCCCAATACTCAGCGCAAAAAACAAAATGCCTGTAATATAAAATGCTGCTTGTAGTGTTTTCA